GCTGTCTCGCGCTACAACTGTAGTGGCTCCGTTGTTATGCAGAGAGCCGACCATTGTACTGCCGCCGATATTGGTCCCATTCACTTTGGGCCAAAAACGCATTTCTACGCTAGAGGCAGACGACGAGGCCATTTGGGCGGTGAACGACAGGCGGTAGAGGCCAGCATTGGCAAAAACGATTCGCGTCAGATTTCCCACAGCGCGGCTGATGCCTGTAGCAAAGGCAGGGGCGTCGAACTGGATAGCGTAAGCTGTATCCACGGCGGCTGCGGTGACTGCTGTTGCCCTACCAAACAGAGCATTTCCTACGCCGTAAGTATAGTCAGCAACAGCCAGACGATGCCACGCATCGTCCTTTGATACGACAGGGTAGCCATCCTGATCCCACATCAGGAGGCCGTCAGTCGTCGCTTTCTCGTCACCTATTTGCTTCTGCATCAGAACAGTCTGAGCGTTCACTGCACCGCTTGTGGTATCGCGCAAAAAGTTATGAACGTCAGTCGCCCAGCGCGACAACGTGCTAGAAGTCGGTGCAGGAACGATGAAGCTACTTCTCATCGAATACCACCAGTTTTGACATTCGCCCGCATTGTGCCGATTTGCCAGCCAGCGGCGCGGCCCTCAAAACGCAGAGCAAACTGCCGCCCTCGCGCTCTGACTGGCGTTGGTCCAGTCAGCGTGTAGGGGCCATAGTCTGTTTCCGACAGGTTTGGCATATCTTGGGTCTTGATCGTCAGCGTCACATTGCCAGCAACTGCCTCGTCAGGATAGAGGTAGTCGATAAAGGCTTGGCGGTCGCCTTGCCCAAGTTCGATTGGTCCCGTCTCGCAGTAGGGGATAACGCCGTCCGTGATGGCGGTTCCGGGCAGTTCGTGGTTGTAGAGCAGCCCGTCTGCCGTAATCAGCAAAGGATAGGCCAAGGCAGCGTTGTCGATGCCTACGCCGCGAGGCAACTTACCTTTGGTCCAGTGATTAGCAGAGAAGTCGTAGCACACATAGGCGTCAGGTTCGCCAGTGGTGCTGGATTTCGACTGGTAGAGCCACCAGACTTCGTTAAAGCCACGCAGGGCGAAGCCGTAGGTCTTGCTGTATTCGGTGTCGCTAATGTCGTTGTGGAAGAAGTCGATAATGTCTGACTCTAGCTTGTGCAGAGAGCCGTCATACATCCAGAAGTTTCGGTCGCCAGCCCACATAGCAAAGCGGGCCGTAGTCACAAGAGAAGTTGGAGATAGCAGCCCGTTGTTGTCCCCGACCCGATCAAAGCCGTAGATGTAAGGCGGACCAAGGTAGCGACCAGCGTAGACTTCGTTCTGACTGATGACGAGCAGTTCGTTCATAATCTGCGTGATTGCCAGCAATGGCCCAGTTCCGGCCAAAGTCAGACTGCCAGCTTGGTTTGTGACGGCTGGCGTCCAGTTGGTATTGTCTTCAGAGGCCGACCACTGCACGATCCGAGGGTCTGTCTCATTGCCAATGCCCATGACGATCCGCTCGTCAGTCACAAGGAAGTCTTGCATCCCGTCTGGAGAGGTAGAAATGGCTAAAGCAGCAGCCGTACCTACAGTCCATTCATACAGCTTTCCGTCTCCACGGAATTGAGCCAATAGTTTTTCGCCCCATGCAGCAAAGTCCCATGACGCTACTGGAGTAGGAATAGCGCCTGAAAACGTGCGAGGAGTGCCGTAAGAGGACAGGCCATAGGAGAATGTGCCGTAGCCCACAGCCAAGCCTGAATCGCGCGAGGCAGGAGTGAAGCCAGCGGGTGTGATAGTGGATTTTGCGCCGGACGAGTTGATGTAATAAAGATCGCGGTTTGTGCCGACGACAATGTGCCGCGCCCCTGAGTTATCAGTCCAAGCAAAAATGTTGCGCGGTGCTTCGATTGCGGCGTTGTTATAAAGAGCTGGAATGTTTTCGCCCGCCGAGTTTTTCCGCCGTTCCCAGCCGCCGACTACACGGATCGACCCGTCTTTCCAGCGCACCAGATTGGAGTCAGCCCACCGCAGTTTCCCGCCGTAGGCTGTGCCGTTTTTGTAAAGGCCCGGTTGAAGGCTGATAGGAACTAGAGGCATGGCAAAACTCCTTGTTGCCTGACTATAGCTTAACCCAAGAGTTTAGCCAATGTTTTAGGGCCGACGATGCCGTCAGCCGCTAGGCCGTTAGCTGCTTGCCATTTCTTGACTGCTGACTCAGTGCCGGGACCGAACACGCCGTCATCGTCAAGGCCAAGTTCCGCTTGCATCCGCTTGACCGCTTCGCCCGTGGAGCCTTTTTTCAAGACCCCCGGAATGGTAGCGGCGTTGGTGATCGGCGCGGGAACGGCTCCACCAAGGACGGCTAGAGCGGCTTCGTAGTGCTTGCGGCGGTCTTCGAGGCCGATAGTCCCACCATTGACCAGCTTGGTCATCTTTACGATGTCGCCTTCGTCGCAAGCGATGTTGATCTTCCGGCTGGCCCAATACCAACAAGCTGACTCAAGTGCGCCCTTCTTGGTCTGCACATAGTCGATCACATCTGGAAGGCTCATCTTGATAGATGACGCAAAGGCACTGTAATTGTCCTTGCCAGTCAATTGGATAACGCCACGCCCACGATACAGATAGGCCTCCCCAGACGCAGTGTCACCATTGCCCATGCGGTTAGCATAGATCACGTTGGCAATCTTTTCTGGCTGTTTGGCATAGTCTGCCGCATTCCGGCCAGCCTTGGAAAAGTATTTGCTGAACAGCTTTTCCAAGGTTTCGGCGCGGTAGTTCAGGTTCTCTGACAAGGCCGTGAAGTTCATGGACTCATGCCCGCACTGCGCGAAGAATCCAGCAATGCGGTTTGGCGTGTTGATCTCGTATTTTGGCAAGATTTCCAAGGCAGCGTCAGCCCAAGCGGCAGCATCAGCGTTGCCATGCAGGATGTGGATGATGTGGTCTTTGGTCAGTGTCATTTCTTTTTCCCTGCCTTTTTGACAACTGCCCCTATGATCGAATCTTGATCCGCCCCGGCCTTGCCCGCGATATTGGCAAGCAAATCCCCGGCGTTGCCAGTGGCGGCAATTTTGATGATGCCCTCTACTGGGTCAGGCAGATCAACCTTATCCAGCACAGCATCAATGGCTTTTTCTTTTAGTTTTCGACCTACTAAAGCGCCTACAAGTCTGCCAATCATTCAGATGTCTCCTCGACTTGTGGTTTGCGGTTGTTGCCAGCCGCCATGACGCCGCCCAATGCCCCGACGATAAAGGAGGCGATTGGAGTCAGCAGTTCAAAAAACTTGCGGTCGTTTTCGCTGCTTTCGCCCATTGGCTGAGTTACAAAGACGAGCGAATACAGGATCACAAAGATTGTACCGCCAAGGATGACAGTCAGCGCCACACCGATAAAGTAGCGCAGCTTTGCTTCCATTTCGTCAGGATCAGGCTTACCCATTTATTCCTCCAGTCAGGTCTTCAGGACACTGTTTTGTCGCCGTGCAGATTGGCGGTTTGCATTCAGGCAGACCCCACTTGTTCGGGTCTTGGCAGGGATAGCGATAGAATCCGTCTTGCGACACCCAAAAGACAGCCACTATCGCCGCAGCAAATAGGAGCCAGATGATCTTCTCTTTCATTGCGCCCTCACTGAATCGGGTTCTTGCTAAGGTCGTCCATCGCTTTCCAGAGGTCTTCGATGTCTCGGTCGTACTTATCCAGCTTTTCTTTAAGGCTGGACGTAATGGAGTCAGACTTTTCCACAATAGAACGAAGGTCAAGCAGTTGCTTTTGCTGCTCCAAAATCGTTTCCATCTGTGTCCCAATGGACGACAGCTTTGGCGCTAGGCCGCGCACATCGTTGTCTTGAATGGCTTGTTCAAGCGTCTGCACACGGCTTTCCATGTCCGTAATGGCGTTGACGCTTTCCTCAACGGCCCAGAAGCGGTTCACAGTGTCGTAGGCGTAGTAGATACCTCCAGACAAGCCAGAAAGGACTGGTAAGGCTACAGCCAAATACCAGCCCTTGAAATCGAAGCCACCAATCTTGATGGAGGTTCCGCTGTCTTCGTCACTCACGAGCCATACCCTGCACTGTAGATGTCTTCAGCACTTACGCCATTGCCAGCCAAGAAGCCTTGGAAGCCAAGGCCAAAGGTGTTTCCGGCGCTGACGTTCAAGATGTCCGCCGTTGCGCTGTAGGCAGCAAAGCCGCCGTAGAGGTTCACGTTGGCAGTGGCGGCGTAGTTATCGACAGTCGAAGTCAGCATCGTGTTATTGGCCGCAGCCAAGAACGCGCCAGCCTCACGAGCGTATTCCTGCACCGAGGCCAAGGCGCTGTTGTAGTCGCCCTGCTCTGCGTCTGTGATGGTCATTTCAGGCGAGGCTTCCAGCATGGTCTGGAACGCCTGTTGCTCTGCCACAGTGTCGGCTGACGCCGCCATATCGGCCACAGCAGAGGCAGTTGCGAGAACTAGCGTGGCGCTGACTAGGTTATCGACCGAGGCACTCAAGTTCTGCATGGCTTGATCGTGCTTGTCCATGAACAGTTCGTGCGCTCCGTAGTAGTTGGCGTCGATGACTGCCTGAATGGCGTTGTTATAGTTGTTCTGCATGGTGTCACTGATCGCCGCCGTCTGCATGACGCCAGTGTTCAGGATGTCGCCACTGGCGGCGGCTTGGGTCGCCCCTGCCATAAGGATTTGGGATGCGCTAATCTGCCCCAGAATCGCTTGTGCTGACTGGTTTAGATTGGTCATCGTTTGCTCCGCCAGCGCCTGTGTTGCGGCGGAAACGCTCAGAAAGGCTAGGGCCAGTGTTTTGGTCGACTTCAACATCGGGCAGTTCCTCCCCCATCATCAAGAATGTGTCCCAGAAAGTCTGGTCGTCGGCGTATCCTACCACATAAATGGCGGGCTGACTACGCATCGTGATGTAGGCGCCCCGCCCCATCATCAGCTTGCCAGCAGCGATGGAGTAAACAGGGCAGGGCGTCGATGCGAGTGCCATAGCTTTGAAGATAGCCGGATTGCCACACATGAGAGAAATGCCGCTGACTTGAAGGCCAAGTCCGCCTGTATCCTGCGGTGTTCCAAGCAAGCGGCTGTCTTTTCTGCGGTTACACTCAGTGTCTTGGATCATCTTTCCGTCAGCTTTACCGAAAATGCTGATCTGGAAGGCTTGCTGAATGGGGATGAGGCAGGAGTCATTACCACCGCCGCCCATGACTGTAGGAGCAGCAGCAGTCGGAACTGGCTGACTGAACGGCGACGATCCAGCGCCATTGTAGTTCTTGGTTTCATTGGTGGTGGGATTGTTGCTACCAACAGTGGAATTGGTGTTGCCGCTGTTGGTGTTAAGATCGCCTGTGACTTGCGCTGCGGCAGGACTTAGTAAAGCGAGCAAGCATCCCCAAGCGAGTAGCGCACGGCAGGATCGCCACCACACATGAGCGCGTCTCCAGCCTCGAACTGCCCCATGTAGTAGAGCGTCTGTGCGTTCTGCCTGATCTCGCATTGGGTGTCTCCCTCTGGGCAAGCAGTCGTATAAGCGATTGATGTGACAGCGATAGGTCCACAGGATGCAAGAAGCAGTAGAGGAAGCCACTTCATTTCCGTAGGGCCAGTTCAATTGTGTCTAGTTTCTCAAAGATGCGCTTAAAGTTTTCACGCACTTCTTTGAACTCTCGGTCGTGCGCTTCTTTTGTTGCATCATGCACCGCTTGCAGCACGGCGATCTGGGTCGCGTGAGACTGCTGTGTGCGGTACATCATCAGCAGACCAGCCGAGACAGGCACGACGATCCACTGCATGATACTATTGATTAGGTCCAGAAATTCCATGCTTGATCCCTACCGCAAACAGCCTAAGCCCATGTACATCGTGGCGGACGCTGACACTGACACAGTGTAGGTTCCGGCGTCAGAAGCGTCTCTATGCCCAGTAGCCCACCCGTAGCTTGAACCATTGTCGCCTTCCGCATCGCGGGTAGCCCCAGTGAACGCTGGCGATTGGTTGTCGTTGCTCAGCCACACAGGCACAAAGATCAGGCCGTCCTGCGGTATGACAATGCTCGCGGATGACGGAGCGCCGCTGTTGAAAGTCACAGAGCGCCAGATCGGGCTTTCTAGCCCGTAGACTGCATACATAGCCGCCATACCGCTAGAGCCAGTCGTGCCGCCGACAGAGAAGGTTGGATCAGCAGTAACAGTGGTCCCAGTCGGCACATAAGCGCAAGCAAAGGAGGCCGCGCCGGAATTTGCCACTTCTGCCGCCACGCCGTTTATTAGGCACGAGGTCATCACGGCAGTTGCGTTTGTGCTTCCGATATAGACAATGAAGCGGTCATTGGCTTCAGTCGATGACGCACTTCTTGTAGAGGCGTTGCCAAATGGAAAGCCAGCCAGATAAGTCACAGTTGGAATTTTACTAAATGGCGGAACCACAGGCATTAGCGGGAAGGTCATTGCATTGCCACCACGTTGGCGAATTTGAAGCCGTTGCAGACTGTGATGTATAGCAAGAAGTCATCGCCGTTTGTTGTAGTGAGGGGCGATCCAGACGTCTTGTTGAAGCCGGACAACGTAATGGTCCCTGCGGAAGCGTTGTTGGTGATTTGGATAACCATTGTAAAGCTGCCGCCAGTAGGCGCGGCCAGCGTAAACGCCCCGCCGTTGACGATGTAGCGCATATTGCCGCCAGCGGTTGCCGGAGTGTAAGTTCCGCTGCTTTTGGTCCCGTCATCCACAGCGGTCGCTGTGACGCCAGCAGTGCGTGTCTCATCGACATTTTGTGATGAAATAGCAGTTTTTCCATTTAGAAGCGAAAGATTAGTCGCGCTCGCAAGAAGATTCTGCCCACCAATTTGCAACCCACCCCATCGCATTGTGCCATTGGTCGGGCTTGTCCCAAGTGCCGCAGTCGTCCCATCAAACGTAACAGTAGACGCGCCAGTAGCTTTAGTTGAAGCGGTGACAACAAAGGTCGCGTTAAAGTTGTTTGGGCTTGTCGGAGTCGTCGCCACACCAGTAAAGGAAATAATCGCCCCAACAGGAATGAGAATGTCAGCGTTGAAAGTGGCGGTAAACGTGGACGCCCCGGTTGACCAGCTAGTGACTGAAGCAGAGGAGCCAATGCTCAAATTGCCATTGGTCGCATAAGTCAGATTGGACGATCCAGTCAGTTTTCCAGCCAGATTGTAGGTGATCTGCGTAGTCGAAGTCAGATTCGTGTCGATCAGCATATTCAAGTCGGCGGCAACAGCAGTCACGCCGTCAAGAATGTTCAACTCAGCAGCGGTGGCAGTCACGCCGTCAAGGATATTCAGTTCAGCAGCGGTCGAAGTGACAGCAGTTCCGTCGATCTTCCAGAGTCCGCCAGATAGGTTTGGTTTGGCTTTTGGAGTGCCTGTACCACCAAGAAGCGCGTCAATGGCGTCCAAGTCAGTGTTTAGCTTGGTCCCCCAAGTGTCCGAACTGCCGCCAACTTCTGGTTTCGTCAAGCCGTAGTTAGTTGTGGTTGTATCGGCCATTCGTCCTATCCTTGTTCGGTCCACGCTGACTCGTCAGCGGCTTGTGGGGTCCAGCCACCCGACGATGGGGGCTGTAGAGTCCAACCAGATGCCCCTGCATTTTGTGCCGTCCAAGTGTCGGTAGACGGCGATTGTGGGGTCCAGTCTTCGATCTGCGCGGGATCATCTTCCCATTTTTTGCGAGCAAATGCAACAAAGGCGAGCGCACTGGATATATCGGCTGCGGCAAGCGCGAGGCGCTGGGCAGATGTGACTACTTCTGACTGGATGATGATGTTTGATCCAGTCAGATAAATAGCAAGCGCGGTGGCAGAAGTTTGCGAGGTAACTTCAATAAAACTGTTGCCCAACAAGACTTTTTGCGCTGCGACAGTGGTCGTAGAAGTTAGCGGAATGGTCGCCGCAGCCAAGGTAATAGTGGCGGAGTCAACCACAACAGATAATGTAACTGGTATGCCGGACGCAGCCTTTTGTATGCGCGTTGCGCTTGCCGTAACGTCTGACTGGAGCGTGATTGCAGATGCAAAATTAGTGGCATCGCCTACGGCGTAGCCTTCTATCCAGTAATCAGGCTCGACGTAATACGGCGCGGTCATACTTTACTCCGCAGGATAAGGAAAACGAGTCTTGATTTCTGCGACTTTGGCGAGCCATTCTTCAGTTGTTGCTTCGCTGCGCTGGGCCATAAAAAACAATGGGTCAGCTTCAGCGCGGTAGGCATCTGCACGAGCGGCTTGCTGCTGTTCTTGCGTAACAGCAACAACGACTGTTTCTTCTATGGGCGCGGCTTCAAGGGAGTATGGGCCATAAGACCAGCCAGCCTCGGCTGGGGAAACCCTGTCGCCATTCGGCAAATCTACCCATCCGCCTTCAGAGACAGTGGCCACAAAGACACCATTTTCCTTTAAGTGTAGCGTCATCGTGTTGTCCCTTCTTTACCCATAAGCCCATCTTACGGCCTTAATAAAACAGCCTGTAGCAGTTGCAGTGCGTGTCATAGTGACAGTCCCTGCTGTCGGTAGATAAACCAGCCCATGCTGACAGCCATCATACCAGTTTTGCTTGCAACTTGCGATCAAAGTGCCCGCCGACTGCGTGATGTTGTTTGAAGAACTGTCGGTAGAATTATAGCAGGAGTAAGTGACCAGTTCGTAGGCTCCAATGGATACCGAGACGTTGGCACTGGCCGCGCCACTTGTAAGCCCTGCCGGAGTCCATCTTCCGGGGACAATGTAAATGGCCCCGGCAGTCAGAATATTGCTACCTGTCCCTGCGGGAAAGTTTGCGGCGGCAACAGTGATATTTTGCGGCTGCAAATTCACATAGCCGTAAGCCATCCCAACATAACCAGCGGCTACGTTTGTGTTACCTTGGGCGTTGTAATATTGCG